GTGCCACTAGTGCTTCATCGGTAACATTAGCTGACGCTGACAGAATTATTGTGAATGATGGTGGTACAATGAAACAAGTTGCCATATCAGCACTTAATACTTACACTAGTGCTAGTATCGCCGCTGATGACCTAACGATTGGTAGCGCTGCTATATTGATTACTACAACTTCAGGTAACATTACAATAGACGCTGCTGGTGATGATAATGATATCATTTTAAAAGGTACAGATGGTGGTGCCGATACAACATTCTTAACGATTGACGCCTCAGCCGCAGGTCAGTTTCATTTTAATGATGGTACTGCTGCTTTACCGATCATCTCAAACGCAGGCGACACAAATACAGGATTATTATTTAGCGCTGCAGATACAATGGCATTTAGTGCCGGTGGTACAAGTCAATTTACTATGGCTAACGGAGTTATTGCTCCTGTAACTGATAGTGATGTTGATCTAGGTACTTCTTCATTATATTTCAAAGACTCTTTTATTGATACAGTCACAACAACAGGTAATGTGACTATTGGTGGAAACTTAATATTAGGTTCTGCTACCGTAACAGAGGCACAGGCAGAGATACTTGATGGTGCAACAATAACTACAACAGAATTAAATTTAATTGATGGCGGTGCAACTGTTGGTACAACTGCAATTGCAGATGGTGATGGTTTACTTATCAATGACGCTGGTACTATGAGAGTATCTACTGTACAAACTTTAGCCGCATATCTTGATGACGAGATTACTGCAATGCCTAATCTAGTAGAAACTGGTGCTTTAGATGCTGGTTCAATCAGTTCAGGATTTGGTAATATAGATAACGGCGCTTCTAATATCACTTCAGGTGGTTTAGTTAAACTAGATGTTGACGCTGACGCAGATGATGTTTCAGGCGATAGTGCAACAGGTAGATTAACACTAGGTGTAGGGCAAGATTTAAACATATATCACGGTGGTACTAACTCATATATCGTTAATGACACAGGTGATTTAATCATAGACACGGCAGGTGATATACAATTTGACGCTGCTGGTAATGACTTCAAATTTTTAGCAAATGGTACACACGTTCTATCAATCACTAACTCATCAAGTGATGTTATTATTAAACCTATTGTTGACGCAAAAGATATCATATTTCAACAAAGAGATGGTACTGCTGTATTAACAATTGAAGATAACGCAACCGCTAACATACCTGATGGTAAATTAGCACTTGGCGGTACTGCAATCACTTCAACAGCTACTGAATTAAACTATTCAGACGGTGTAACAAGTGCAATACAGACACAAATTGACGCTAAACCGTCAGTAGGAAAAGCAATTGCAATGGCAATCGTTTTTGGATAAAAACAACATACATTATAAATAGAATAAAAAGGAAAATAAACAATGGCAACACCAAATATAGTAAACGTAGCAACAATCTTCCCTAGAAATGCAATAGGAGCGATTACTACTTCAAGAGCATCCGCAATTGATGTAGCCGCTGAATCTTGCTGTAAAGTAAATACAATACTTATTGCTAACATTGATGGATCAAATGCTGCTGATGTGACAATAGAAATAAGTAGAGATAATGGTTCAAACTATTTTGCTATTGGAAGCACTATTTCAGTTCCAGCAGACGCAACATTATCATTTTTAGAAAATCCAATTTACTTGGATGAAACAGATATATTAGCAGTTACAGCTAGTGCTGCAAGTGATCTAACTTATTTCATGTCTTTTGAAGAAATCATAGATTAATAAGGAGATTTAAATTTTATGGCTAATGGCGGTATCATAGGTCCCGTAACTACAGTTAAACCTGCAAAGTGTCTTGGTGCAAGAAATACAATCAAACTTTCATCTGGAACTCATGTATTTCAATGTAGTACACATAAACAAAACAGACCAGCACAAGTATTAATTGTTGCTGGTGGTGGTAGTGGTGGCGCATGCGCTGGAAGAAATGGCGGTGGTGGTGCTGGAGGTTTAAGAAATTTAGCTCTTACAATTCCTCAAGCTTTAGTATCAACTGGAGCGCCAATAGTTATTGGTGGAGGTGCTTCAGGAAATGCTTGTGGAACTAATTCAACTGCTTTTTGTGCAGTTGCAACTGGTGGAGGAACACAAGTTGGAGGTACTGCTAGAGCAGGAGGATCAGGTGCAGGAGGTTGCCACAACTGTCAATGTGGAGCTGCAGGTAATGAAGGAAGTTTTTCACCAGTAGAAGGATACGCTGGTGGTGATGGAGTATTCGATCAATGTTATTCTTACGCTGGAGGTGGTGGAGGTGGATCTGCTGCTGTTGGTGCTGACGGTACTAAAACATCTAATACGGCAGGAACTGCTTGTGCAGGTAATGGTGGAAATGGAACAGATGTTTCTCCATCTTTTCCAGGTACTATTCCTAATTCAGGAGTATATGCAGGTGGTGGTGGAGGTGGAGCTTTTTCACCTGGTGCGCCTTATGGAACAGTAGGAGCAGGAGGACCTGGTGGTGGCGGAGCAGGAAGTCTTGGACCAGCCGCTGGTGTTGTTGGAGTAGCTAATACTGGAGGAGGTTCTGGAGGTGGATCACCTACTGGAGGTTCAGGAATTGTAATTATAAGAGAACAAGCGGTAGAATTAAAATCAAGAGTATCTGGAGTATTTAGCACAAATGATGTTTATGATTTAAGAAAATCAGGAAATTGGACTGGTTTTTAATATATAATCATAGTATAAATATAGTATAACAACAATAAAAAAGGAAAATAAACAATGGCACATTTTGCAGAGTTAGAATCACAAACTGATCCAACAGGTTTTACTTCTGATACACATTTAGTTGTAAAAAGAGTAGTAGTAGTTGGGAATGATGAAGTGCCTTCAGATGAACATGCTGACGGCGAAACATGGTGCGTTAATTTCTTTGGTGGCGGAACATGGAAACAAACATCTTATAATAGTAATTTTAGAAAACAATATGCAGGCATAGACATGATCTATGACGCAAGTAAAAATAAATTTTTAGTTAAACAACCTTATACTTCATGGGCATTGGATAGTGATGATGATTGGCAAGCACCAATCACTTTTCCATCTACTATATCAGGAAGTGGGTTTACTTACTTTATCGTATGGAACGAAACAAAATATAACGCTGACAACAATACAGGTTGGGAAGCAACTAAATCCAATGATGACGCAGAAACTCAAACAGTCTATGATTGGGATGGCTCAGCTTGGGCATAGGAAAATTAAATGGCTAGATCAAATGGCGGAATAATCGGTAGAAGAAACCAATCTTCTTTTACAGGTACCACAGCAGATGTTCTTACATCTAAAACATCAACAGGAACAGTTACTACACAAAGCGGAACTAGACAAGTTCAGGCTTTAATTGTCGCCGGTGGCGGAGCTGGTGGTACAGTAATCGGCGGTGGTGGAGGTGGAGGTGGTTATAGATGTGTTACAAATATTCAAGTGCCAGCTGGATCTGTTTCAGTAACGATTGGGGCAGGTGGCGCTGGTACAGGATATAATGCAGCACCTAATCGAGGAGCAAATTCATCTGTTACATCAATTTGTGGAATAGATGTTGAGTCGGCCGGTGGTGGAGCTGGTGCAACTTTAAGTCACAACTCAGCACCTATTGCTGTAGGAGGTTCAGGTGGAGGTTCTGCTTATAATGCTACAACTCAATATGCTGGTAATACTCCTCCAGTAAGTCCTTCTCAAGGAAATCCTGGTGGTGGAGGAGAAAATGGACCTAACTATGCAGGTGGTGGTGGTGGCGGTGCTGGTGCCGCTGGTGCTACAGGTGATGGTGATAGTGGTGGTGTTGGAGGAGCTGGTTCAAGTGCTTCACCTTTATCGCCTACTACATTTGCTGGTGGTGGAGGTGGATCTGGATCAATAAATGATAATCAAGTTGGTGGAAATGGTGGTGCAGGTGGCGGTGGTAAAGGACAAAGACATAATCCTTCAGTCGCAGCAGTAAATGGAACAACAAATACTGGCGGTGGAGGTGGTGGAAGAACAAATACTCCTCCTGCGTATCCAGGAACAAATGGTGGTTCAGGTGTAGTTGTCGTAAAAGAAATAAGTAGAGCAAGTGGTATGTGGAATTTAAAAAGTCAATTTGCTGCTAGAAAACAAGGAACATGGCCTGTGCTTTTACACGCCGTAGATTATCTAGTAGTTGGTGGCGGTGGTGCAGGTAGTCCTGCTGGTGGAGGTGGTGGTGCTGGAGGTTATAGAACTTCAGGATATGGTCCAAGTCCACTTCAAGGTGATACATTGCAATTAACATCATCAACCCATACAATAACAATTGGTGGAAATAATACAAATACATCACTCGGGTCGGTAATAGTATCGGCAGGTGGTGGAGATGGTGGTGGTTTCGGTGCTGCTGAGGCAGGTGGTTCTGGTGGTGGTGGTGCTTATGTGCCAACTGGTGGTTTACCTGGTGCAGGTAACACTCCTCCTACTGATCCCCCACAAGGTAGTGCTGGTGGTGCTGGAAATCAACAAAGTTGTGGTTCTTGGAGAGGTGGTGGAGGTGGTGGTGCAACTGCCGCTGGAGGAAATGCCACAGTACCAGCTGCTGGTGCTGGTGGTGCAGGAGCACCAAATACAATTTTAGGACCAGATACTAGTTATGCTGGAGGTGGTGGAGGTGCATCCTTCGTACCAGGAACTCGTGGTGCTGGAGGCGCTGGCGGTGGTGGTAATGGTGGTCAACACTCACCTAGAGTAACCGGTTCAGTAGGAACTGCAAATACTGGTGGAGGTGGTGGAGGTAAAGTTTATGTCACACCGTGTGCTGGAGGTGGTCCAGGTGGTTCAGGTATTGTAGTAGTTAGAGCTCCTAGTGCAACGGCATTCGCAGCCACTCCTAGTTGTAATACTTTATCAACTCACCCAGGCGGTGATAAGATTGCTAAATTTATTGTTTCTGGTACATTGACAATATCTAAATCATAACACGCTTTACAAGGTATTATAAATATGATATAATACATAATGATTATAAAAGAAGGTGATCTAAAATGAATCTAACAAACTATTATTGGTACTTTAAATCAGCAATCCCAGAACATATCTGTGATGACATTGTAAAATATGGTCATCAACTTCAAGATCAAATGGCCGTTACTGGTGGATTTAATGATGTCAAAAAATTAAATGCAAAACAAACAAAAGACTTAAAGAAAAAAAGAAATTCAGACGTTGTTTGGATGAATGATACATGGATATATAAAGAAATACAACCTTATATTCGTTCAGCAAATCAAAGTGCAGGTTGGAATTTTCAATGGAATCATTCTGAATCTTGTCAATTTACAAAATATAAAAAAGGTCAATACTATGATTGGCATTGTGATGGATGGGATCAACCATATAACGCACCTAACACTCCCTCACATGGTAAGATAAGAAAGTTATCGGTAACGGTGACATTATCAGACCCTAAAGATTATAAGGGTGGTGAACTAGAATTTGATTTTAGAAATCAAGATCCTGATAAGAAACGTAACGTGCATAAATGTACAGAAATATTACCCAAAGGATCGTTAGTTGTATTTCCAAGTTTTGTATGGCATAGAGTATGTCCTGTGAAAAGTGGAGAAAGAAACAGTTTAGTTATCTGGAATTTAGGATACCCATTTAAATAATAAAGGAATATTATGAAAAATAAAAAAAAGAAAAAGATTAAAAAAAGAAAGTTAAGT